ATCCGCACGGAACGCTTCGTTAAACGCCTCACGCGTAGTCTGTGACTTAGCCTTTGCTACTTCGGGTGTAGCTGCGGCTGCGGGTGTAGCTGCAGGTTGCGCTGCGGCTGTAGGTTTGTCTGCGCCGAACCTACGGGTTCTGCTTAAATTCTTTTCTGCGTCATACTCCGCTTTGCGTGTAGCTGTGCGGTCTGTCCCCATGCGCTTGGCACGGTCGTCTTCTGCATCAGCGGTACGCTGGGCACGCTTAGCAGTAAGTACTTCAAGCGCCCTACCAGATTTACCTGCTGAGTCCTTTTCGAAATCTTTTTTGATGTCCGCCATGCGCCGGTCATACTTACCTTGAGCGCCACCAGCAGAGAATTTACGCATTTTACGTGCCATATCTCTATTCCTTACCTAACCATCTTTGCATGGTCTTGGTCTCGTATATACGAATTACCGTCCATATAATAGTAAACAACGCTGCGATTGCGGGAAGCATAGAAACCATTGTCCCGACAACAGTGAAGAGTGAAGCCGCATCTAGAGCGTACTTGAAGGTATCTTGTCCTGATGGCATCTTTAACAATCCCATTTCCGAAGCGACAGGGCTTTACGAGTAGGGCGACCCTTCTCGTCTTTCATAGGACCGGGCATACCTGACATGCGGGCACAAAAGCTCTTACGACGCGCTGCTGACTTAGGCGACTTCGCGGCTTGCTTGGCACTAACAGGGGGCTTAATATTTTGCCCTTGCGCTTTTAAAGACGCACGACCTTTGGCGTTCAAGCCACCCTTGGGGTCCTTGCCCTCCTTGCGTGTCCAAGCAGGCGTCTTGGCCATTAGCAGACCTTCCCACGAGTTTTGCCCTTACGCGCAATACCGTCGCCGCGCCGGGAAGCAGAAACAGAACCGCCCTTGGCCATTTTCTTGACCTTACCGCCTTTTTTCATGTTGTTTGTCACCCCGTCGAGGGCATTGAGTATGTCCGCCCGACTAATATCGTCATCACCGTCTTTTTTGAGTCGTTCCTCAGCGGCTTTCATCCTAGCCCGTGTCCCGGGGAGCTTGCTTCCGCCCCGCGTGGGCTTGTAAGACGGGTTATCTGGTGTCGAAACGCGTATTACATTGCCAACACCCGGCACGAAATCGTTCTTATGAATTTCAAAAAACGGAATTTGAGCGTCTCTCCGCCTTTCTATTTTTTCGACGTTCTTTTGAGCGGCTTTAGTGCCGTAAAGCGCCCTGCTACCTTTTACTGCTGCCATTATACAAACCTTCCCTTAGTTTTGCCTTTTGAGCAGCAGCCATCACCGCGCTTAGAAGCAGTCGAACCGCCCTTGGCCATCTTAGTCAGTGGTTGGCCCTTGTGCTTGGCACGCTCGTGCTTATGCACGGCTTGGGCGGCGCTAACCTTACTGCCCTTTTTGAAACCCGGAACGCCGCGACCCTTAAGTACGTCCGCCCGAGTGACCTTGCCGTCACCAGTAAGATCGGGGAGTTTGCCACCCTTCTTCATACCAGACACATCACTCTGGGCACTACGACCCATCATGGCGTCAACATCTCCGGCCATAATAGGAGCACCGCGACCACCCATACCTGCTGCTGCGCCACGACGCTTAGCGTCAAACTCAGCTTTCTTAATGGCCGCAGCTTCTGCTGCTGTGGCGGCTGTACGCCGGTCGTTTTTGTTACGCTGGCTCTGAGCCATGTAAGACGCAGGTATAAGAAAGCCTGCCCCAGAGTCTGCCAACTTAGCTAACCCTTTACCAAATATACCTTTACCAGTCATCGCCCCTGCGAATGGCGAAATATCACCTAGCTTAATACCCATTACGCTACATCCTTCTGTGCGGGGACTATCATCGGGTAGAGGACGTCCGTACCAAATTCACCTTCATACTCTTGCACGCCCATATGGCCCAGCTTGATGGTTGGATCGACCCAGACTTCAAAGCCTACTTCACGAGCGCGGTCACAGAAGAGGTAATCCTCCCCGATATAGCCTTCGTCGGTCTTCATGAAATCAAACATGCAGGGGACACTACGCTCTGTGCGTTCGTCGTAATAGCGCCACTCAGGGTGAGCAGCGTCAAGGGTCTCAAACACATCGCGGCGGACCATCATGAAGGCTGTAGCTACGCGCTTAGCACGGACAAGGCCCATGCTATTCATAGTAAGCTCACCGTTATCGTCTTGGTCAAGGGTGGCGATGTATGTTTTAGTAGTGCTGCGCGTACGTGGTACACCAGCAACAATCCCCTTCTCGGGGTCTGAAGTCCAAGCCAACAGGCGGAACACATCAGCAGATTCAAAATTAATGTCGCTATCAATGAACATCAAGTCCGTGCAGGTAGAGTCCAGCATATCCTGCGCGAGCAGGTTGCGAGCACGGGAGACAACAGAGCAGCCGCATATGCTACCGATCTGAATGTCAACCCCGTGCTTCTGGGCTTCCTGCGCGAACTGGGCTAACGAGATAGCCAACTTCAAAGAGACCTTGAAGTCGTAAGCAGGCAGCGCAATAAATACGCTGCGTCCAGCTAGATCAAAAGCTTTTTCGTTCTGCATATATCACCCGTAGAAAAGAACGGTTGAGGCTGTGTTTGTCACAGTACCATAAACCGCGCTTTCAGCAAGGATACCCTCACCCGGAAGGGCCATATATATAGACCCTGCATTCGCCGCTGTAGGGGTATTAAGTGTCAACAACGTGCTTCCACCATTACCATTAGCAATCACCACAGAACCAGCGGAAGCACCACACACTGCGTAGATGCCCTTAATACGAACACGCGCAAGCGCATTAGTACCTTGGTCTAGAAAAGACCCAGTTGCGGTTAACGGAGCAGTAGCCTTAACATCAGTTTGCATAGCCATAGGATTGGCCTCCTATTGAGCTATTACGAGTTAGCGAATGGTGTGGCAACTGTGCCCGAACCAAGCAATGCACCTTGGATCAACCACTGGGTTGCAGTGACAGCCGTGATGGTGAAGAACGTACCAGCGATACCACCAGTAGTCGTACCGTTGAGGTTGATCGACCGAGTAGCCGTACCATCAGCAAAGAAGGTAGTATCAGCACCAGCGCTGAGGCCGACGAACGCTGAACCCAACAAGAAGTTGCTTGCAGCCGTGATGACCTTAACCGCAGTGGCGGCAGTAGGGAGGAAGAACACGTATGCAGTGCCGAGGTTGTTAGGGGTGTTCGGATCAGAACCCGGACCAGCCGAAGACGGATCAGCAGCCGCGTTAAGCGCGGGCAGCGTAATCGTAGTCGTCGCGGCAGTGATGTTCATGATACGGCCAGCGTAAGTAACGTCATCGAGTCTCTCCGTGTAGTAGCACATTCCCACACCATCGCTACTACGTCTGCTAGGACAGTTGATGCAGGATAAAAACCTAGTAGGTGTAAGCATACACCAGATAAATCAAAAGGGGAAGAGGTTTCCCTCTCCCCCTCAAGTTCTTATGTAGAGCCGGATGAACCGAACATACCGAGTGGGTCAGACCAACCAAACGAATAACGCTCGCGGGCCTTGTAACGCACGTTGCCAGTATCGAAGTCACCGTCCATGCCCGTTGCCATTGGCGTACGAACAAAGTGCTTCATGCCGTTTGGCACATCGGTGGTAAGGTACCAGCCGTTTGTGTCGGTCAAGAAGTGGTTTACGGTGTAGCCTTCTGGGATCGAACCGTTGTTCTTGAGGGCGTTGATATCGTTATCTGCCGTACCAACGCGAAGGTCGGTTTCGAGCAGGCGAGTAGCAACAAACATCAAGTTTGGTGGAACGATCAGCTTACGTGGCTTAGCAGCGATTAACAGACCACGCTCGTCAGTCCAAGCAGCAATCTGAATGACTGCGGCTTCAAGCGACGTTTCGTTAAGGTCAGTCTGCGTTGCAGGCGTGTTCGAGTTAACACCACCAGATACCAATGGGTGAGAAGTCGAGAACAATGCTACGCCATCACCACCGGGGTAGGATGCACTAAAGCCGTTGTTCAAAACTGCAGCCGCTTTGGTCTGCTTGGTGTAGGACATCGCACGGGCAAGGGCCTTAGTATAACGAGCCGAGAGGCTGTCATACAAGTTATCTTCAATCGCTTCTTCAGTCAGCGAGAACCCGAGGGCAATCGTTTCATGGGTGTAGCGAGCAGTGAAGACTTCCTGACCGTTGTCGTATGCGATAGCCGAACCTTCGTTCTTAACCGGAGCAGCGGAGAAGCCCGACAGCTTGGTTTCTTCTTCGAACGATTCCTCC